CCACATATACAAAGTAATACCTTCAATCCAATAGTAAGCTGCGTTAGGCTGATAAGGCATGTTTCTAAAGTAGTCAATCTCATTTGGAGAAACATATAACACAGGTTTGCTTTGCCCATTTACTCCTACAAAAAAAACACTATTAACACCGCTATTTTCAGGTAGCCCCATCGGAGGATGAGGTAAACTAGAGTAGTAATATCCTGTATCAGAATCTTTGCTAAATGAAGTCAATCTATAAGTAGTGATGTAAGCTTCAGGTGTAGAAAGTAATCCTGTAATAGCATACGCATCATTAGATTGCTTTACTGCAACTTGAGCTACAGCATCATTAATGTGCAACAATAACTCATTGTCCGTAAGTACAGCAGAGTCGTCTGGGTAGTCATTATAATAAGCCCTACGAATCCTGTCGACCATATTCTGTGTGGTAACTATCATTATTCTCCTGTATTAATTACTCCCTGTCCAAATTGACTTAGAGTTGGTTCTTTTAATGAAACACCAATTATTTTAGCGGCTCTACCTACAAGCTCGTCAATATCATTATTATTCCATAATGGGTCTACACTTCCTGTTGGATTGTATACAGGTCTTCCACTTCCATCAAGTGTATAATTCCAAACAATATTTGCAGGTACAGTTAAATATTTAACCGTAATACTTGGTATTGTAGTTGGATAGATTCTCCAATTAGTATTTTGTTCTACAAAAAAAGCATTCTCTTCATCTACAGGGTCTATTGAATCCTGCATCCTCTCAGCAAAAGAATCCTCTTCTATTCTATATACTCTGTATATATTAGGAGTATACATGCCTATTAACTTATTAAAACCTGTTGGCTTTGTTGCTAAACCTCCTGTTACAGTAACTACACTTGATTGTTCAAATGGCATCAATCTTGACACCACGTTATCAGTCATTGATAAGCCTACCCTAGGTCTTGCATTTCCATATTGATACTGCTCAATTCTACCTACTAAAAAATCATAATAATTTCTTTGTGCAGAATTTATAGCATATTGAAAATCGGCAGGACTTAAGCTTCCTAGCTGATTCTTTCTTACTATAAATCTAAGTATGGAATAAACTTCGTCTACAGTCATGAGACTATTTTGTACAAATATAACAAAAAACCCCCGTATAGAAATACGAGGGCTATCATTATGATACATCTATGCAAAATAATTATAACTGCATTCTTAGGGTGCTGATAAAACCAGAGCCATCTTCCGTAGAAGCAAACTCAGTTAAAGCATCTACAGCCGTTTGATTGGCAGGTAGCTGATGAATTAATTGTTTAGTGGAAACCCAATGAGCTTGATTCTTAACCAAGCCTGTTGTTATGATTGATTTTTCTAATCCTTTCTCTACTAAGAATCTTAGTTTTAATTTAGGGTTGTTTGCCATCAATAAGAACTTCTCAGGGTCAGCTAAAGCTTTTGCTTTATAGTCTTCTCTGATTGCGTCCATCTCTCTTTCTTCTCCTGTGCTTGCATGTGTGAAAGGGATGCCTAAAAATTTAGCATGAGGTACCATATCGTCCTCGGAGGCTGAGCGCGCTAAATCATAAGCCCTATCTTTCTTTCTACCTAACTCAACTACATTATCATCTGTATTACCATAGTCTAATAACATATAGGTATTGGTAACCATCTTGAATTTATTCTTGTTGGCTGAACATTGATTGTTTAACCTTAAGAACTCTACAAGTGGTTTATTCCAAGATGGCACTCTTAAATGCCCATCATTAAAAGTTATAATATTTGTTTGTTTATTTAAAATGCTATCAGCTAAAGGTCCGTTTACTTCTTGCTCATCTACAAAAATGGTTTTCATTCCATCAATGTATCTTACTTCCCTAGGCTGTAAATCAGGTTCTTGTTCTGTACCGTAATTCCATAAGATGATGTCTGTGTTTGGAATTGTAAAGTAGGGAGGAAATACACTAGCACCTTCATGGTACTTTGGGTGTTCTTTTAAAAGTCTGAAAATATACATCTCAGGCTCTTTCTTAGCTTTCTTCGCAGCTATCTTCTTACTTGAAGTTACTGGCGAATCTAATGTTGGTACGCTTGCCAACTCAGTTGCTTTTGCCATAATTAAAAATTTTTATCAAAGTTATATAATATATAATAGATACCAACAAGAATGCCAACTTATTTTTTTAGACATCTTGACATTCTTTTTTAAGCACTTCGCCACCATTAAGTACTAAATATTCTTCATTAGTAAGATACTTCCATTTATACCCATAAGCTGTACCAAGTTTTCCAGTAAGACAACTGGATATATTAGACCTTCCTTTACCTATACTTTTTGAAGCATCTTGTACATTTAAAAAATAATTTAACATATTACCTTCTCTATCTAACATTGCCACACAATTAGAGTAACATGTATTAAAATTTTTTATTCTTATGTTGTCTGCTCTTTCTTTACCATTTACTATTTCTTTTTGTTTACGTTTCCATTCAGGGTCAGCTGCTCTTTTTTTAGCTGCATCATTTATGCCTTTAATCCAATTAGGATTCAAAGACCTTTTTTTAATCATATCTCTATGCTTAGCTAAATTATTAGGGTCAGAAAATCTTTTCTTTTGTATCTCACTATTCATAGCACAAAACTCATCAGCCCTTTTTACTCCTCTATTTGTAACAGGTTCCAACCTTACATTAAAAGTATTGTCTTTATATATTTGACACCAATATAATTCCCTTTCGTTCAATATATTTATTTCACAATATTCTACTGGTTCAAAAATAAAATCTTCTATTGGATATTTTTTTGCATAGTTATACAAATGCCTATTTATAATTCTTTTAGGATTAATAAACCAATTTCTATGGGCTTGCAATCTTCTTTCTAAATCATCAGATTGACCTATATAAGTCTTGCCTGATTGAATATGTACTATTTTATAAATTCCAGACTTCATGTTTAAACGTATTTAAACACAAATATAATAGATAAAAAAATACCCACCAAATAAATTGGCAGGTATTTTCTTTTTTTTATAATGTATTGAAAATCAACAATTTACACGCCAGCAAAAATCGCATACTGATTTGCCGCAAACGTTCTTACTCCTGGGAAAGACAACATTGAGATTGTCTTTTGTGCAGTTGTAGTTTTGTTGCTTGGAGCCAACATACCTGTTTCAGTAGTTAATACTCTTTGTCCATTAACCTCTTGGAATACAATTTGGAAAGAAGGGAATTGTTTTCCGGTCTTAGCATCATTGTTAATCTTTTGAGGAATCAAGAAACCATAGTTTCTCTTTTCAGGAACCTGACTACCTGGATTAATTTGGTATACAGCTTCAGGAGAGAATCCATTGTTTAAGAAGAAGTGGAAAGTGTACCCATCAATAGAGAAGCTATTGAAACCGTAAGCTACAGAAGCCTCTTCGTTACCACCTACAGAAGCGTAGCGGATAGCACCATTGTTATATTTACCAAACAATAAGTCATTAACGGCTTGTCTTTGATAGATATCTTGTAACCAATGATACTCACCTGCACCTCCGTAGAAGTTAAAAGTACGAGTCAAAGTGTGGATATCAGATATTGCAGGTCCAGCAGAAGCTGTGTACTGAATAGTAGAACCAGCAGCAGCAACACGAGGAATAACTCCTGTAGTACCAACTGAACCACCATAAGAACCTAAGTTGTCAATAGTAACACCCTCAAGCATTTTAAACCAAGCCTGGTTCATGTAACGCTTGTTCATGTCATCCATTGCAAGGTAGTAGTAGTAATATTGTCCATTACCAAAATCAACCTCATTCTTTTCAATATCTGCACGGTCTGTAATTGTATAGTCATCACGATGTTCAGTAGTTGTGTTGGTAATCTTATCCAATAAAGGAGAGATACCATCTAACACAGTTGATTGCTCACCGATGTTAACCGCACCACGAAGTAACAAGAACTCACCTGCTAACAAGTTTGCAGAACCTGCTGATACAAAAGCATCAGTAGAACGAACTGGTAAAATAGTAGCTGTGTGAGCGTTAGCTGTTCCTTTGTTGATAGCTGTAACTTGTCCTTCAATACCTGAAGTCATAATACGAACCACCTCACCTACGCGGATTGGAGATTGAGTACCAGAAGAAAAATAAGAACCTGAACCTAAAGTTATTGTTACAGCAGCACCAGCAGAAGGAGCTGTGATTTGTGCGTTAACAGTTACTGATTGGTGAAGTCCTCTTTTCTCATAGTGGTAGAAGCTTCTGTTGTCAGACTTTGCTTCCATTACTGAGTTACCTAATGCCATTTGTACAATCGCATAGTTTTCAGCACCATAGATTCTAACCAAGTTCTTTTCAAAAGAACGGTCAAAGATGTTTAAGTTGTTCAACAGCGTCCTATTAGTTGCTGATGAAGCTATCCCATTAGGAGTAGGAGTTGATGGAAAAGTATTTGTAGCCATTTTATTTTATTTTATAATTGTCTTTGTTTATGCCCCATAAATAGTTGGTCGAAAAGATTCTTCTCCTCGTCCGCAGCACTAGGGCGATAGGTGCCGCTTTGTTGAACGTCTGTTGTAATATTTTTCCTTTGCTTCAACATTTCAATTCTTGTTTGATTAGCCGTTTGACTAATAACAGATTGAATTATCTTATCAAAGTTATCAGCAATATACAAGTCTTTTAAAAGTTTGTCAGATTGATACTTACCGTCTTGGTAGTACCTCTCTGCATAATAATCTTGCAAACCTTCAGCAGCATCACGGTATATTGAAATTTCCTGCGCAGGGATTTCAAACTTACCATTGATGTTTAAACTTGCTTTGTCGTCCTTCCAATTAAATTGTAAGGCTCCCAAACGATTCTCTACACCATCTAAACTCTCTAGAAATCTCTGCCTTTCTTCTTGGGCTTCAACGTCTTGTTGAGGTTCATTCTGTTGTGTAGTTCTTTCGTACTGCGGAAATTTAATATCCTCAGACATCCTTTCAAAAAACTCTCTTGCCTCAGATACGTCATTTTTGATTTTCTGAGACAACTTTTTTTGTTCTCTTCTAAGTTTGGAATCGTCAAACGCAAACTCATCAATAGAATATTTTTCTTCGTACTCTGCCTGTATATCTTCGCTATCAAACTCTGGGTTTTGAAACTTGATATAAGACTTTAATACGTCTTCATCTGGTTTATTTTTAATCTCATCTGCTACCTTTTTATTATAAAGTATATCAGCAACCTCGTTAATCTTTCCTTCAGCAATGAGATTATATAATGCTTCTGATGTTTCATTTTCAAATTTTAGTTCCTTAGCTCTTTCAACCTGTAATGCTTCTCGCAACTCTTCCCAAGATGAAAACTCCCCATCAGTTCTTTGTTTAATAAAATCATCTTCATCTAAGACTTCATCATCACTAGACTCTATGACTTCATTATTGACATCTACTTGTGTACCCTCTATCTCCTCTAATTGTTCGCTTGATAATGTTTTAGCAAACTCTTGCAATGGGTCTAAATCTTCCATTGGAGTCTGTACACTAGGTTGAACTTCAGTAATTGCAACATCTGCGTTTACGGCAGTTGTAGTATCTACTGGATTTAAAGAAGTCGTTTCTGTTAAAGAACTATTGCTTGCTTGTTGTTCAGCGGCATATTGCTGAACCAAATCTGTGATTTCCATATATTGTTTTTGTTTTTAGGATTTACTTGTCCAAAACGTTAAGGCAAATATACAAAATTTTATATTACAAAATTTTCATAAAAGTGGCCGCCCAGGAATGGGCAGCCCTTTCAGCCATGAAAACACACATAAAGAAAGCATCTTTAAGCCATTTTTTCTTGAGACACAATACTTGCTCCAATAGTAGCAGCAGCAGAACCTGTAGAAACAGCTACAGTTAAAATGTCCTGTTTGTTACCTTGAATAGTATTATATAATGGGAAGAAATTTGATAAGTCAATTTGCAACAACCCTGAACCACCAGCAGGAGCTAAAAAAGAATACACAACTTCTCCGCCTGTTAAAGCAGTTGCTACTACATCTCTTTCAGCAAATGAATAGGTAGAACCTAGACTTGTCAAAGGAGTAAACGTAGCACCAGTTAATACCACAGGACTAGATGTTGTACTTGAAATCAACTCTACAGTACATACCGCAGTAGATGAAATATTCAATTGTAAAGGAAGAATCAATCCTCTGTTAATTAAACCAATAACATAACTATTCCCAGAAGCTGAAGCTGTTGTAGCACCTCCTGTTACAATATCTGCAATAGTTAAAACGTTTGCTGTGTTGCTTAAAATCCTTGCAGTAAAACCTAAAGTAGAGTTATAAAAAAATCTTCCTTGCCATTGGTTTACAGTCCAAGGAGTTCCTGCTACTGTAACTGAACTTGTTGTACCTGATGTAATTGCTGAACTTGCTTGAGTATACTCTAGTGTTCCCATTACACGATTACGAACCGATAACACAGGATACCTAGTTGTAGTAGATGATACAGTTCTTTGAGGAGTTCCTAATGCCATTCCATAAGCATATGTAAAACCTCTTTGCTCATCTGATTGACCTTCAACCATTACTGATACACCCCAATGCGTCATTGTTGTATTAGAAGCAGTAACTCCCGTATTTCTTAATTCATATCTAACAGGAAGGTTTCCGGTTCTAGCCCAAGCAACTGTTTGTCCTTGTAAATTTCCAAATCCAATATTATGAACCCAATGAGTCTCACCATTAATTATTACACCAAATCTTACCATACCAGCACCATACCAAGCGTATTCAATACATAACATTTGTATGTTATACCAATTGATAGAGTTTGTAAAAGTAGAATCTCCAGCCCATGATGTTTGAGGTATTCTTAACTCTGAAATAGTTCCACCTACATCTGAACGAACTACTACATTCATTCCTGATGGGTTAGAAACAGTAGGTGTTCCTTGCTCAAAGAACGCTCCATTTGAATCATCAAAAAAACCTACCCTTTGATATTGATTTGAAAATGGCCCACCAAATAATATTGCTGAAGCCATATACATAGATTTGCCAGGCTGATATCTATGGTAGGGTCTTGATTGACGTATAGCTATATCTCCTGATGAAGTAGTAACAGTCATACCAACTCCTCCTTGATTAGGCTGAGCAGTAATAGTAGCTGAGCCTGCTGTATAGCTTTCCCAACGAAGTGGTTGACTTCCATACTCAAAATCAGCATCGTAAATGTTTTGATGTTTAGTAATTTTTAATCTACCAAAAACATCCATGCTTTTTTTAGCATCAAAATTTCCTAATCCTAAACTCATGGTTTTTGTTTTTTATTATTTATTATTTCTTGCT